AAAAAGCAATCAATGAAAATACGCAAGCCGCCTTTAGGTTAGCCGAGCAAAAACGAGTAGCAGACCAACCCTCATAACGAGGGTTTTTTATTACCAAAATTTAGGAGAGACAATGCTAAAAATCAAAATAGCTCGGCTATGGTGGGCTTGTCTCATTGCTATAGCCGTCAAAAACTAGCCACTCAATGAGTGGTTTTTATTATCTAAATTTTGAGGAAAGGCGATGAAGTCTAAACAAACACAGGTGGCGGAGGGTGTATGCAACAGGACATGGCGATTGCAACATTAAAAAATCTAGCCTTATCAGGCTCAGGAACGATAGCGGCGGCGGCAAGTATCGGTCAGCAATTAAACGTGCCGCACGTTTATCTCAATCTGCAATTGCCGTATTGGGTTTTCTTGTTGTCCATGGTATTGCTGAATTTTATCGGTGCATTTTTCGCGCTTAAAATCGATTATATGCAGGCAAATGGCAGTACGATAAGTAACTTTTTTACCGCCGTTATTGTCGGGCTAATACTATCGTTTATTGTGATACCGACTATTAGTCCAACGTCGGGCGTTGGTTTGATGCAGATTGCGGCGTTTATATCAGGATTATGCGGCACAATTCTTTTGCGAGTGGCTATCAACATTCTAAATCGTCAAGATTTACAAGAAGCTATCGTTGATCTGATTGTGAGCAATAGCATTAAACTTGCAAAAACCGTGGTCGAATTGGCGGTTGAGCATACTTCAAAGTTTGTGACTATTTTACTAACCACTATCGTTGCGTCGTTTGTCATTGTGCCAAACATCAATGACAGGATTAATAATGAAGCACCACAAGCTCAGGTAGCGGAGGTGTCGGATGATTAATATTATTAGCTACATTATACCGTTTCTTGGTTTGATTATATGCCTCGTCACTATCTTTACTCGCAAGATTGATACTAAGTGTTCAATCAGGGTGAGCAAGATGTGCTTGTGGATGGTGATATGGACAATCGTACTTTTCCATGATTACCCCTATGATGCACTAAAGGCATTGTCAATCATGGTGGTCAGGCTATGTATGTTAGCGGTTAATACCTTGTATATCATCGAGGCGCTGCGACCAAAGCGCAAGAAATTTAATCAGTATTAAATACAGCCTCAATTTTGAGGCTTTTTTAATGTCTAAAATAAGGTAAAATTTATGAGCGTATTCGACGCAATTTTCGAGCGACTAATGAAGCACGAAGGTGGTTACGTCAACCATCCAAACGACCCAGGCGGCGAAACAATGTATGGCGTGACCAAGCGAGTAGCGCAAGCGCATGGTTATTTCGGTGATATGCGTAAGTTGCCAAAATCTACTGCTAAAGCGATTACCGAGAAGTCATACTATAAAGCAGTGAAGGGCGATCAGTTAGACCGATTGATTGCATGGCAGTTGACAGATGCGGCATATAATCACGGCAATCGCCAAGCTGTTAAGTTTCTGCAGCGTGCAGTTGGCGTTACTGCCGATGGGTTGATTGGTCCGCGCACGCTTGCAGCAGTTGCGGAGATGGATAAAAATGACGTAGTGTTTTTATTCTTAGCGGAGCGCCTAGAGTTTTTCACCAACCTTCGCATTTGGCAAACTTTCGGTAAGGGTTGGACTCGTCGTATCGTTGGAAACCTACGTTACGCAGCAGCAGATAATTAGTCTGTGACATGATTCTTGACATCCTATCGTCATACGCTATCACATCTAATCACATTGCATAATCGTAAGTCATTGATATTGTTAAGAGTGAATTTGATAGCGTGTGATAGAATGTGATGTAATCGGGTTCAACTCCCGCCATCTCCACCAAATATTGTTAAAGAAGTCAGTCACTTAGGTGGCTGGCTTTTTTCTTGACAGGCTTTTGACAGGTTTTGTTTTTTACTACTGTCTTAATCCGTCTTTAGCTTCGACATCTCTACCTTGTTCTGATCGCCATGAATCCATCGTCCATATCGTTTGATTAGCATCTGCAAACTATGGCCCAATTGGTTGGCAACGAATACCGGGTTAACATCTGCCATCAATAGCATAGTGGCATAAGTATGCCGCGCATTATAGGCTGGCCTGTGCCTCACTCGAGTACCCTTCATTGCGTCTATTAATCGTAGTCTTGACGGCTTCTCATTATAGAACGGCTGATTGGTCTCTGGACATATCATCACATAGTCATTATCTAGTTTCATAGCATCAAGCGCTTCAAATGCGCACTTGGACCTATCGTTCAAGTACACCTCTCTGACATTATGTGTTTTGGTTACTTGCTTCTCAACGCCGCGTACACGGCTTTTATTGATAATCAATGAACCGTTAAACCAGTCAATGTCGGACCATCTTAGAGCAATCAGCTCACTAGGGCGACATCCAGTCCAAAAAGCCACTTCAAAATACCAATAGTAAAACCTATCTTTACCTTCCAAATTATTATCTAGCCAATCTAATAGCGCGTTCATTTCGTCACGACTGAAAGGATCGGGCAGGCCTGTTTGCACCTTTTTATTTTTCACCATCGCCATTGGATTGTCTGCTGGCGAGATTAGCCGTAACTCAATCGCCTTGTCGAAGACGCCACGCAATGGGGTTAAGCAGTTATTCAAGGTTTTGTCGGTCTTAAATTGGGCATCAGCTATGATGTCTCTGATGGTTTCCGATGTTATTTGATGTATCGGTATAAGCGCAAGCTCTGGCATCCAGTGCTTATTTAATGCGCTCATATAGTCTTTCTTAGAATCAGGATTGGCTTCGCAGTGCTTTAGGTACCGTTGCGCCACTTCTTGGAATAAAGCGCCACCGCCTGCGATAACGCTATCATCTTTTACCCATTCGCCGCGCGCGCTGGCAAGGTCCGCTTCTGTCAGCACGCCCCAATCAGCTTTTGTGATTAGGTCGCGTCTAATCTTAACAGCTGCACTGATACCCGCTGCAGTTGCTGGATGTGGGAGGGTGACGTGATAGGATTTACCGTTTCGTTCAAAGTAGATCTGAATGCTTCCCGATCTAAGCCGCACGCCTTTCGGTAACGTATGTCTGCTTGCTGAGTCATCCACTTGTTATATCCTCTTATTGAGTAATATAGATTATTACCTCCTTCTTTCATCCAAACAACGTTTTCTGGCCACTCTCGCTTACGGTGAGTTAGTTTCTGTTCTGCAATGCCAGTTAGTTCGGCGAATCGCTTGGCGTCTACCCAATCAAGCGGGGTTAGACCCATTTGATGGAGTAGGTCGATTGTTTCTTGAGATTTATTTGTTGTCATCACCAGCATCCTTATATTGATTCATTTTAGCCCACCGGCGTATGTCTAGCAGTTCGTCAAGATATTTGATATCTACATAAGGCTCATACATATCATCGTCGGTACATACAGCGAAAGGCTTACTGTTTTCAAAACTAAAACCGACCTCTAGCACCTTAACCGTCCTCCCATAGTCGACACCTCTAAACTGATCGCCAATACTCACGCCTTTATCGTCAAGCATATTGCCAGTGGCTGTAAATAACACCCAATCAGGTATGCCGTCATAACCTCCTAGCAAAAATGAAACCACTTCTTTACGCTTAGGGTCATTAAGATCGTCAAACCCAATAACGAACGTATTTGTGTATTTAAAGATTTTATTCACAATTTACCCTCCTTATCCAATCGCATACCCATCACAACAAAAGACCTTTCGCGATCGTTGGCATACATAAAGTTTTCGCCATCGTCTTTAGTATGCACATGCAAGATGGTTTCACCTTTAGTGGTTAACCCAAACAGCGCCTCAAGAACATAAATACGTTTAAATCTGCTGCTACCATCTTTTGGCATCAACTGGCCATAAAAGCCACCTTGTACATAAAAATTTGATGCGGTTGTTTGACTGGTTGGATTAAAAGCTTTGCGCGCACGGTTAAGAAACTCTATTTTAGGGTTAAAACCTTTCGGAATAAGGGCATCTTTCTCGATTGGCGGTATGTTGTTTTTCTCTAAACTTCTTTGTAGCTCGTAACGACAATAAGCAGCATTCTCTAAATCACATGGTGCTGCGTGCAGGCGATGACCATCTGTTGCATAAGCTCTACCATCGATGACGTGTATAAGCTCTAAATATTGATTTTCTATACACTCATCTTTTAACGCCAACTCTAACCACGCTAAATCACCTTTTTTTATAAACGCTTCCATCACTACCTCCGTCCTTCAAAATGATTTTGACAATCAACGCAGCGCCTGACACCACCAATCGCTTGGCGCTGGCTAGGAATATCTTCGCCACAATCATCACATTCAGCGAGAGAGGGCGCATTAAACCGCGGTACCACCTGCAGCCGTGCTGCCATCTCTAATTCTTGGCGCTCTTGGGCGCGGTCGATATCATCAGCCATTAGTTATTCACCTTTTCAAATTCAATTACCGATAAGAGTATTAGTGATTGCCAACATCAATAGAGATGCTGGCAAGTCTTACCTATAGACAATAAATATTATTTACGGCGCGAATGTACCGGCATAGACAGGCAAACCTTCAGGCACAACATCTTTAATTAGATCTATAAAGAAGTCAGCTGAGTCTTCTAGTAACTTGTGCTCACCTACAATACGGACACCAAAGCGAACGTTATCATCATCTGTGATTACAGATAGGCGTGCTGTTATAGCTACTACTGGCAAGTCGTCATATGCAGGCGCGTTCATAACCATAAAGCCCGGTAGTTGCACTGCTGAATCTGCTTCGATATGCTCTAGCGCTGATTTGGTTGAGCTCATATCGCGCACATCACTGGTCATCTCACGCGCTGTCTTAATGGTCACGTTACGGAAAGCATTGATGGCAGTAGCAAGGCTCATTTTTTCAGCAACTTCACCATCTACTGACTCATGAAACGATAAGCAGTAAGCATAATCTTGTACAAATTCGATAAGTTCTTTTTGGGTTAGTCGCTGGTTCTTACGCAATGCAGCAAACTCGTTTGTAATCTTTAACACTAGGTTGGCAGTATCATCAGCGTGACCAGCTAGGGCTTCATCACCTAAGTTGAATATCGCTTGGCAAGACATTTGGTTGATATTGGTATTATCAACAAAGCACTTGTCCGCACTATTACGTTGGCTTACGTAGTCAGCAAATCCTTGTAGCGAGGTAGTCGCAAACGTACCGCGAAAACGATTACGATACTCTTGGTTTGCTTCGGTATTTTTTAGCGTATAGCCCTCTGGGACACTTACTAACGACTTCGCATCAGGGTTTTTTAGTTTCATATCCTGCTGCTGAACAAGTTCGGCCACGATTTGCGCATTATTGTCTGACATTTTTGGTATTCCTTAAGATAGGTTTGGTTGGGTTGACCGCTACCGTTATTCGGCAGCAGTGTGATTGGCGAACAGGTCATGCTGATTCTCAGGGTATGAGCTCAGACGACCACCTTTGTTGACATACATGAGCGTATCGCTTGGCGTTAGCTCTGCACGATGACCACGACTTGCTTTTGGCGCCTTATAAGACAGATCGCATTCCATCTCTACTTGGTTGTCAGCCTTTGATGGTGCAAAACGTAGCTTGATGGTTACTTCGCCTTTTTTACCGTGAGTCGCGACACTTTCAGCGACGTCTGATAACACGTGTCCAAGTTGCTTAGCGAACACACCGGCGTTGAGTTCGCCTACGAAGTTTTCTGCATTAGTTGGGGTAGTCATAGGACCTTCCTTTTTAGTTAAGTTATTTAGGTTGTTTGGACTGGCTCGCCAGCTGGCAAGACAGGGTTAGAGTTAATTGTCAGCGTAAGCATTAGAGATAAATAGATTGGCGTGGCGTGCTTCTGATGCCTGCTTAGATGCTTCATACACTTCATCATCAAAGCCATTCATCGGGTCGGTGACATAGTTGCCATCGTCGCTAGGTAGTGACGCCTTATGTTCGGCAATCAGCGCGTCGTGGCCTGCTTGCGAGCGGTCAAAAGCCTTATTGATTTGTTGCACGCCAGCCGTTGCTGCTGTCATACCAAGTACTAATAACGTGAGGATGCCAATGCTGGCTAGAAAGTCTTTTATTGAGTTCATAACAGTTACTCTGCTTCGTTGTGATGTGTCAATAATAACCATAGTTATAATTACTGTCAATAACCAAAGTAATAAATACCGCAAATAATTATTACTTTGAGATTTTTGTAGTTATAATAAAACTGTAAGTAATTGTTAGAATGGGATTGCAGACACAAAAAAACCGCCACTGGGGCGGTTTGAATTAACAAAGGAGTTTATATGAGCCATAAAGCTGAGCGTGAAGCCGAAATAAGACTAGAGGTTGTGAAGCTATTAAAACCTAATCCAGCAAACACTAAAGAGCAGCGAGATAGTTTTATTGAAACTGCTCATAAATTAGCAGAGTTTATTTTGAAAGGTCAGAAAGACTAGGGGCGCCTCTGTCTTTAACTGCATCTAAGCACTGAGAATAAAGCTCTAAGTAATAATGCCTTTTGTTTTCAGCTAGCTTAGGGTGCGTTTCACTATAATTTTCAGCGGTACTTATTCTAGCCATTAAATCAAAGGCAACACGCTCGGCGCTGTTGTCTTGTATTTCAATAGGTCCTTTAACTTTTAAATCATTACTCACTTTCACTCTCCTTGCAAGCCAGTCTCAAGCGTGCTGGCGTGAACGCTTATTTATCTTTAAGCAATACTTGGCCTTAAAATACTATTAGGAAAACAAAAAATAATATCAATGCACCTACAACCATCGTTACAGGTGAAATCTTCTGCTTAGGATTATCCGGGAGGGGTGGCGGTGCAGGCTGGCTCGATACGTCGTTATATTTTCTTAAACTTTGCGCCGATCCAGACAAATCCTCTAGGTTTAAATCAACCCAGGCACCGTACATAGGATGATCTCCTCTGTATATCTTACATCTTACAGACAGAGTATCTTTATCGCCTTCACATAGGTGTCGATAGCGAATAGCATCTTGCTTAGATAGATAACCCAATACTCCATGAGTAGAGACAACTGCTACTGCATTCTTATCGTAAGGGTTGTTCGGTTCGTAAACTAAATCCACATCAACAAAAGCAGACTCACCTTTTCTAAAAGCGTTAGGGTCTTTATAGCTTTTTGTCAGTGCTTTTTGATAGTTCGATTCGCCTACAATAGGCGTGTCGAACTGATAGCCAAAGTGCCAGTCTGTCATTCGTAAAATCCTTTTATTAATGCTTTAAGAATGAATATCGCACCCGTCCAAATAGCGCGAACTGATTAAACGTATCACGAGTAATTAACTGATCTGGGTAGGTGTCTTTGTCAGTATTATCTGATTTTAATATCACCGTGCCATCTAAGTTTTTAATGGTGCGCTTACACATCATTTCGCCATCAGCATTAAACACGTAAATCTTATTATTAATAAAATTATCGAACTCGCTCTCATTGGTGTTTACTAGCATTAGAGTGCCATGCGGTATGGTATTACCCATGCTGTCGCTACAAGCATGCATCAACACCAACCCATTGCCATCAATAGGCAGGTCGTTATCTCTTAAAAACTCAACGGTAAACGCTTGGGTATGAGAATCGGGGTGCTCAAGATTGACGTATCCATTTCCACAGCTGGCTTTGATATCCAGATATTTAATATCAACCAACCCATAGTCTGTACGACCGCCAATAATAATATGATCTGAATTGTTGGCATTCTTTGAGTAGTCCCTGTCTTTCTCGTTAGACAGCGACGACTTAGTCGCACTTTCTATGGCGCCTTGATCAAGCATCTCTCCAATGCCATTTGCCAGCCAATCAATATTAACCTCAAACACCTTGGCTAGCTCGCTTATATAAGTAGTTCGCTTGGTAAGCCCTTTCTCTATCTTGTAATAACTTGGCTGAGACATGCCTGTGGCATCTGCTACATCTTGTTGCGACAGATTTAGCCTATCTCTAGCCAGCTTAACCCTTTCCGCTAATGTGCTCATTACTATCCTCCAGTTATTGCAATCATTCTAATAACCTAGGTTATCAATGTAAAATGCCTAAAGTTATTGATTTATAATAACTAAAGTTATATTATTAAGGCATAAATATACCCAAGGTAATAAAAATGAAACCTAACAACTCTTATGAAGCTTTAGTTAGCTATTTCGGGAATCAGCATAAGACGGCTAAAGCACTGGGCTGTAGCCAGCCTGGTGTATGGAAATGGGTTCAAGGGAAGGCGAATATGTCAGCCGCTCTGGCATTAAAGGCCGAACGTATAACAAACGGTGAGTTCAAAGCCATCGACCTTTGCCCCGCATTAGCTGAACTCGAAACCACTGATTAAATACTACAACCACCCACTCACCAACAAAACGTTTTTAATTATAGGTAGGACACGATGGACGTAATAGACGCAGCACACAAGACAGTACATAACCCAAAGCATGGTGGCTCAACCGCTATTGCTGCACGTATGGGTATGTCGAGCACAGTATTAAACAATAAGGTTAATCCAAACACTGACACGCATCATCTACGCTTGGATGAAGCGCTGACCATTATGGAATACACCAATGACACCGCCATTATCCAAGCGATGGCCCAGCGCCTTGGTGGTGTGTTTTGTAAAGTGGATGGTGAGGCGACGCAGGCAAGCATAATCATGACAGCTCTATCTACATCAGCATGCCAGGGCGACATCATGAGTGAAATGCAGAAAGCATTGGAAGATGGCCGTATCGACTGTAAAGAGCATGACACTCTTCAAACGAATATCCAAGATGCCATGGTCGCGCTACGTACACTTAGCGTTCAAATCACCAATCATTGCGGGGAGAGATAATCATGCCAGCCAAAAATTGCAACAACCGCTCTTATTGCAAAAGCATCGCTGCCGTAGAAGTCACTGGTGACGAGCATGCAATCAAGCGTGAGTTTGAGCGCATCGAACGTGCCAACGCAAAGAAAACTAAAAGTGACACGCAAACAAAAAGCCCATCAGCGGTAACTGATGGGCTTTAGGTGTTTCTGAAATACAAACAATGAATGAGGGAATTTTACAATGAATATTCAAACTTTGCAAATAAATAATAATCAGCAATCAATTACTAGCCAGCAAATCGCGGACATGGTTGGCAGTCGTCATGACAAAGTTATGCAAAGTATCGAGCGCTTAGCAAGCAAGCTTGTAATTATCCAACCCCCAGCGGGGAGTGAACAAAGCATAGATGCAATGGGCCGTAGTCGCACAACTCAGGTTTATGTTTTCTCAGGTGAGCAAGGCAAACGAGACAGTATTGTGGTGGTTGCTCAGCTATCACCTGAATTTACCGCTGCACTCGTTGACCGCTGGCAAGAACTTGAAGCACAAGCCAGCGCACCAGTTATACCAGCCACTTTATCTGAAGCATTACGCCTTGCTGCTGACCAAGCTGAGCTTATCGAGCACCAACAATCACGATTAGCGCTTGTTGAACCTAAAGCAGCTGCATTGGATGTTATCGACAGCTCTATTGGTAGCTTAAACGTTCGCGATACTGCCAAAACACTAGGTATTCCACAGAACAAGTTTGTTAATTGGTGTATAGCTCATGATTGGATGTACCGCGACAATCGCAACAAGCTAAAGATGAGTAGTGTCCGCATGAAGCAAGGCTTTATGGAAGAGCGCGCAGTCACGTATCAAGGCAACAGTAATGAGCGTGTGGCAACCACTCAGCCGCTATTCACTCCAAAGGGCTTAACACGTCTTGCCTATGTATTCGCTATTGTTCATGAGGTGGCGTAATGCATTTCGTTAATCACAACTTCACTGACATCGACTTTGAAACTAAGCACATGAGCCGTATTGAGAAAACTATCTATTTTGATTTGCGCTCATTGTACTTGTCAGAAGAGAAGCCTATCGATGGTAGCGATATGGAGCTATTGCAGCGCCGTCTATCTGTCATCAGCGATGATGAAAAGCAAGCACTGGCATTCGTACTAAAAGACAAGTTCACTTCAAGCAAGGCAGGCAAGCAGTACAACCAACCAGCATGGGACAAGATAATCAAAGATTATAAGTATCAGCAGGTAACGACTGCGCTTAGCGACATGACTAAGCGTCTTCGCACAGCTGGCGTAACCATCGAAGCTAATGCTGGCATGGCAGCTATTAGAGAGCTATACATTCAGCGCTTTGGTGGCGACAAGCTAACACGAATCACGAATAAAGCGAATGTCATGACGAATGAAGCGAATGTGAAAGCGAATAGGGCGAATGATAAAGCGAATGTCATGACGAATGAGGGCGAATACAAGCTAACTTCTAATGACGAACGCCGATTTATGGTTGATAGCCTTAAAGGTGTGGGCGAATCAGTCACCTTAAAGACTTCTATAACAACGCTTAGAGAGCTTTATACCAAGCGCTTTAACAGTGACAGCAAAGCAGATGCTACTAACGCTATTCATCAAGCGAATGACATGACGAACACTAACGCTAATCCAATGGCGAATGAAGCGAATGACATGACGAATGAATTTTATGCGGAAAATGACGCCATAAACACAAACCATGAACCAGTAACCAATAACCATAAACCAGTTAGTGAGAGTGACGCACACACAAACACAGGCGAGGTAATTGTGGATAAGTTTAATCACGGTTCTGTGGATAACTCATTTGCTGACAGTCAAGCATCACAAGCTCAACCGGTACCAGTTGAATTATCACAGACAACTCAATTATCAGCCAACCAGCCAGCAACCAAAGCAGACATGATCCGTGACCAACGTGCTGACAACATCCAAAATTGGGAAGCACCAACCATTGACGAGATGCGTGGTGAGTTATTCAAAGCAGGCAAGATGATGCAACTCACTGAAGACCAGTATGCTTTGCACGTAGGGGATTTTAAAGCCCATTACGCTGAGCAGGCATTACTTGGTAAGCCGATAACCACTGAGTCAAATCGCAAGGCTAAGTTACGTAAATGGCTGGCTGGTGAGATTGACAAGCAGGCAGCAAACCAAGCACGTCAGGAAAAAGCCAAGGGCACGTTTAATATCGACAATGAGGATTGGAGTGGCAGCACGGCCAGTCAGTCACGCTCAAACGGCGATATCCCTGATGCGTTTCACCCAAGTCACAGCAAGCCAACTGTCCAAGCCAAACGTGACGCCAAAGTGTCGGTCGTGGTGAATGGATTGTGGAAAGAGCCGTTGCCTGGTATGGGTGTTCAACAGACCTATGACTATATCGCTCAGTGTCAGATGCCTGGTGAGATGCAGGACGAAGCTTACGACAGATTATTAAACGAATTGCAGGAGGGGGTATGAGTTATTTCGACGGGTTCGCCCAAGGTCCTATAAACACCAACCAAAAGGTTAAGTTTAAACTAACCACAAGCGGTCAGAAAATACTTGATGATCATAATGCAGCTGTTAGAGCTACTAGCAATATGTTGGCGGATTATAGCGCCACCACTATAGATGACGATGGTATGCATGTAGTGCAGTTGCATGTCGCTATGAGATTGTTTGGTGCTGCAAATATACTAGGTATGGAATCTCCTTTCGAGAACTGCGTTCTGACCATTCTGCGCTAAACAACCTTATTTACTTGGAGGGGGTATGAATATTAAAACCATTACAGCGAAAATCACAGAACACAGAGCCAACGGCAAAGTAGTGCGTAAGTCTGAATATACCGGCAGCACCAAAGTCGCTATCACTTATGCGGATGGCAGCAAGGTCGATATGACAGCCGATGATTTCAAGCGAATGCATCGGGTCGTTGAGAAGTGAACGCGACAATCGAACGTAATTTTGAAACACGATTAATGATATGCAGTCAAATAGCCAAGCGTCATCCTGCTTGGGTAGGTCGTGAAGAGTTAAGTCAGTATCTAACTGGCTGCACACGTACTCATCAGCGCCTACTTAGTGGATTGGTCAGTATCGGTTATTTAGAGCGCAGTGATACCAATCCGGCAGGCTGGTGCGTCGTCAAAAGCAAAGTAAAGGGGTTTAGAGCGTTATGAAATTCGTTAAGACTAGAAAGATACACGTTGGCGCATCTGAAGACTCAATACAAAAAGCCATACTCACGTGGGCAAGTTACATGAAGTACAAAGATGGCACGCTTGCCGACTATCTTGTTCACTGTCCCAATGGTGGTGGCCGCAGTCTTGGTGAAGGCGCTAACTTTAAAAAGATGGGCGTTAAGGCTGGCTATCCTGACTTGATATTGGATATCGCCAAAGGCGGTTATCACGGCTTACGCATTGAGCTCAAAAAGTTAAAAGGCAGTAGGACCGAGCCAGAACAAAAAGCCCGCGTAAAAATGCTAAACGATGAAGGTTATCATGCGGTCATTGTTAAAGGTTTTGATGCAGCTATCAATACTATTGAAAAGTACATGAAAGGTGAGCTATGAGTGAGCATCAAGTGACATGCGGTAATTGCTATCAAGTCGTGCATTTTTCAATCGGTGACTTGGAGCTTAGACCGCGACCTGCCAGCAGTGATTACCCTAATGGGTTTTTAATGATCAAGTGCTCACATTGCGACTTCTTTAACCCGCCATCAGGCATGCTTGACTATAAACCTATACTCAAAGAATGGCTAAGTATCAAAAACAATCAATCAAAAGGGAGTAGATAACCATGGGACTAAAGAATTTGGATTTGAGATATTGGCCAGAATGCTTCCATGCATTAATGGCAATGATTTATAACGTGGTGTTGGTAATTGCTGTGTCATGGGTAGTGATTAGCTTATATAAGTTGTCGGGCTCATTGTTTGCATTACTTGGGTTTGTGGCTCTCCTAATGGTTGCAAAAGTTGGTTTTAAACGTGATTAAGAGGTGATAAATGATTAATTTGAGTAATTTGGATATTAAAGCGCAGTTGACAGCATGGGGGCGTTGGGTGTCAGGCAGTAGGGTTATAGCAGCGCCTACAAGTGGTTGTGCTGGCAGCAATACTTACCTCGGGTACAAATCAATATGGGCGACACTCTTACCCAGTAGTGGCGGCTCAGGTTATGGTTGTGACGATGATATGCTACTGATTGATGCCGCAATTTGTAATCTTCGATTTAGTGACAAGTTTGCGTACAGACTGATTAAAAACAAGTACCGCTACGGCTATACGTATCAACGGCTAGCACAAAGACTGACTAAAGAGCTACCCGAGTACAAGCGCGGGGGTAAAAAGGCGGGGATGCAGATGTGCGACAAACAGTGCAAAAAACTGGTCAATGTAGCTGAGCAAGGTATAATTAGTGAGATTAAAAGTATTATTGAGAGCCAAAAATACCCCGCATGATGCAAGGTTTGGTTTGGACTAATAAGGTCGTGATTATATACAGCTAAATGTTTCAATAAGTAGGTCGTACAATTCACTATCACCCTCTCTAATAATTTCAACAGTAATATCGTTAAGCTGCTCGTTATTTAATAAACAAGTAAACTGCAGGTCATAGCTAGCAACTTCGCCAGTTTCAGGGTGAATGTTATTCCACTCAATTACGAACCGATAAGCGAGTTCATTCTGAACATACTTTGTGCGTTCTTGTTAAATAATATAATGCTAAAATATTATTTAATTGAAACTTTCTCGGTATGCAAATATGTCAAATAAAAACTCCGTTCCAATGGTTAATAAACATGGTTTATCTAGACCTATTCCAGCAGAAGTTAAAAGAGCTGTAAGAAAGCAAGATGGATATGGATGTGTAATCTGCGGAAAGATGCTAGTAGATTATGAACATATTGACCCATTATTCTGTGATGCTATGGAGCACAATCCTGATCATATAGCATTGTTGTGTCTTGAGCATCATGGTCAAGTAACTCGACGCGTTCTATCCAAAAGAGTTGTTAAAGAAAACAAAGTCAACCCTTGCTGTAAACAAAAAGGTTTTGCACATTCTTCATATTTCCCGCATCCAAAAGATATAAAAATAAAATGTGGTACATCATATTTTGAAAATACTCAGAAAATTTTAGAAATTAACGGAAAACCAATTGTTTGGATTGAAGAAGAAGAAGGCCAAATCCTTTTCAATGGAATTTTTTATGATAATAATGGAGATAAAGTTGGTTATTTAAATAGAAATACTTTTATTGCATTAGTTAACAATTGTGACGTATATGCTGTAGCCTCTCGTATAGAGGCTCGTCTTAAGAAAGGGGTTATTAACTTAGAGATTGACATGGAAGCAGACGGTATTGTTGAGATAAAAAGATTATCTTCTAATTATGGCGGAACTAAAGTTGTAATTAACAAAAAAGGACAGATAGAAATAGATAGTCATGGCTCAACACTTGTTTTAGATAGCTGTAAAACTTTTAATTGCGGAGGCGGCATTGCAATAGGAGGAATCCCTACAGGCAAAGGAAATTTATTTAAATTAAATAAAATCCAGAGAGATAAAATTAAAATAAATTTACCGAAAGTTATAGATTCTACTGGAAAAATTAGAGGTTATATTTATGGAAATCAAATCATAAACTTGGAGAACTTAACGAGTGGTTACATCAAAGAGAATAAAGCTTATAACTTATTAGATGAGTACATAGGTGAAGTGGTTAGATCGAAATTAGAGGGTTTGTTTACCATTGAAATGGAAAACGATGAGTACGCAGACAGAGAGCCAATATATATTGAAGAAAAAAATAGAATTATAAATAAAATATTAAGAAAAAAAATATTAGATACATCATATCGGATCTTAATATAAGAAACAGAGGCAATAGTCTCTCTACGATAAAAGAAAGTCCCGCTTTAGCGAGTAGATATTTTTATATGTAATTAAAAAATAGATTGACTTTGACCGAGCCGCATAGTATAAATGTGTTATGTTGTCTGCATCCGCAGCGAAAAGGTGTTTAGTTAATTCTAAGCGCCTTTTTTATTGCCAGTTTCAGTCAGTACATGCTGGCAAATGGCAAGCCCAAATACACTCATTACTACCAGAGGCTCTTTATGCAGGAATTACTACAACTGCCATTGCAAGTGCAGGCAACTTTGGTAGCAGGCTATTTAGGGTACATTATATTAAAGCGTGACTATAGAAAAACTGAAAAGCTTTCTGATATGTGGATGTTGATATTGTTTCTAGGGTTGCCAACAGCTCTATTAATACAGTTTTGGGATAGTTCTTGGGCTTATGCATCAGTATTGTTAGGGCCTTTGCTTGCTCTTATCTGGACAAAGTGCATTGACAAATGTTGGAATGAGTTTCTCTACGACAATAAAATCAGCAACAAAGTAAATGAAGGTGATGTTTGGAAAACCATTTCATCCAATAAAAATGTAGCCCCAACTCAAATCAGCTTAACAACCAAAGATGGGGCTTTTTACTTATGCCAAGATACTACTCAATTTAATGGAGAAGAGTTTGCCTCCTTTGTCATGGACGATGATGGTATAGCGTTTTATGTGACTGGCTTCTTAAATCCAGGTGAATCTACATGGAACGAAGTAGAAGACGTTCAACTAGGCGAAGACCTAGGAAGCTTGCTTACTTACTTTCCCAGAGAAAACATTAGACTACTCGAAATGAGGTTTAAAGCCATCAAATAAACGATAATATCAACTATCTTTTGGGTGTTTTAGGCTTTGGTGGTTTTTCAGAAGTTGTAGTTGTACGGCCACGTTCACCTTTCGTAGATCGACCTTGGTCTGACTCGTTAATAGATCTCATTCTGTCATCTGGATTTGTGCCACTATTTCCTGGATTACTCATTCATATTTCCTTGCTCATTGTTTGATAGGTAAATCGCTCATAAGCCCTACTTATGTGCGATTTTCAATCTATGCTATACAGTAGGGAATGTAAAGCCTTAACTGCATAGTATCCAAGGTAAATCGAAGCCTTCCCTGATTGCCGTATGTTGCATGTGATAACCCATACTGATGTGTTGACGCCTTGTTGTACGCTTACTTACCCACGTTAGAAATAGCGTGGGCTTTTTTATGCCTAACGTTTAGCGAGGTGTGATACCCATGAGATACGAATGCACAAGCGAGGCGCTGTATATCAACTATCGCACAGGCGAAACGCTAGAGTATAGACACTCAAACCTAAGGTTACTTACTGCTAGAGCCAACAATGGCAACAGTGATGCAAAGAAGTATATGGCTTTGATTGAGCCAGATAATAAGAAATGGAAGCCAAAGCAATGCCATCCACACCATGTAGAAGCTCACGCTGCCCAAACCTAGTCAAAAGCCGTGCAATGAAAGGATATTGTGATGAACATGCAGCACAAAGAGGTAGTTGGTCACGCAGACGCACAGGCAGCACAACCGAACGCGGTTACGGCCACGCTTGGCAAAAGCTTCGCAAGGAAGTATTACAGCGTGATGGTTATCTTTGTGTCACTTGTAGCAAGTCAGGCAGGTACGTGCCAGCCAGTGACGTTGACCACATACTAAATAAGGCAAGCGGCGGTACGGATGCACTGAGTAACTTACAATCGCTTTGTAAGAAGTGTCACCGCACGAAGACAGCCACCGAATAGGGGGAGGGCGGGGTAATCGTTCAGGGAGAGCGCCCCGCCTGACCGCGCCATACCTAGATTTTTACGACCGCGAAATTAAAAACTTAGGTCAAAGGCAAAAAATACAAATTTGGAGATTGAAATGGGTGGCGTTGCAATGGTACCAGGTCGTGGACGCAAGCCAAAACCCACGAAGCAAAAACAGCTGGCGGGCAATCCCGGCAAGCGCGCATTGAATAATAATGAGCCTGAATTTACTAAGCTCACCAAGGTTGATGCGCCGGCTTGGATGCCTGAGCTCGCTATCGGTATGTGGGAAACTATTGTGCCGGACTTATTGGCCAATGATGTTTTGACGGTGCCTGATTTGCATAACGTTGAGTCGTTTTGCATGGCGTATTGTCGCTGGCGTGAAGCTGAGCAAGATATCAATGAGAACGGCATTACCATCCATACTGAAAAGACAGTGATTAAAAACCCAGCGGTAACCGTGGTCAATGAGGCCAAACGGCAGATGGTACAGTTCGGTAGTTTGCTTGGGCTTGACCCATCAAGCAGACAGCGGTTAATGGGTCCTAAACCAAACGAAAACCAAGGCAATCCATTTTCGGATTTGTAGTACAATAAATAAAAATATGAAAAGGTGTTTTTATGGATTACTTCATTAAAGAAAAAGAGATTGAGATTGAGGCGCTGTTAAAAAAAGAATTTAAAGGCAAAGAGTTCCGCCTTGAGAATTCCGGACAAGGTAATTTTGTGATTCACGTTACTGATATGTATTTTTTTGAGGGGCAGTGGCGCCGCTTATATGTAAATAGGCTGATTCATCTGAAAAAAGAAAGTGGTCCATTAACCACTAGTATTGATAGTCACGCAAACGAAGAGATGATTGCTCACTCTATAAGTGTAATACATAGCCAGATAGATGGGCTGTTGCAAGAATTAGGTTACGAATAAGCTTTAAAAGCAAAAAACACAACCACCTTCACGGTGGTTTTTTTACGCCTCAATAAAAGACAAGAAACTATGAAATGGCCCGCACTCAATATCCCAACGTCGCGAAAGCTGAAAAGTACGCTCGTGATGTTGTTGCGGGCAAAATCATTGCATGTAAGTGGGTAATACTCGCATGTCAACGTCACTTGGATGACAAGAAAGCTAGTCGTTCAAAGGACTGTCCGTACAAGTTTGACCCTGCAAAGGCTGAAAAAATAGCCAAGTTTATCCAGCTGCTACCACACACCAAGGGCAAATGGGCGCAAGACCGCTTATTGATCACGCTCGAGCCTTGGCAGTTATTTAGCATCTGCATTCCATTCGGTTGGATTCATAAGAAAACCAAGCTACGCCGCTATTCACGCATCATCATCTTTGTGCCACGTAAGAACGGCAAGTCAATCATTGCAGCTGGTATCGGCTTGTATATGTTTGTCGCTGATGATGAATTTGGTGCTGAAGTCTATTCAGGCGCGACGACTGAGAAGCAAGCGTGGGAAGTATTCCGTCCTGCTAAGCAAATGGTTGACCGCACGCCGCAGATGAAAGACTGGTATGGCATTGAGTCTAATGCATCGAACATGAACGTATCGCGTGATGGCAGTCGATTCGAGCCAATCATCGGTACGCCGGGTGACGGTTCGAGCCCGTCATGTGCGTTGGTCGATGAATACCATGAGCACAAAGACAGCACATTGTACGACACGATGGAAACGGGCATGGGTTCGCGTGAGCAGCCAATGATGGTTGTTATCACCACTGCCGGTAGCGGTATTGGTGGGCCATGCTACATGCTCATTCGTGACGCACAAAAGATGCTTGAAGGTGTCATGGATATGCCTGATATGTGGGCAATGATTTATACCAAAGATGAGGAAGATGACTGGACAAGCGAGCTTGCGCTACGTAAAGCCAATCCAAACTACGATATATCGGTCAGTGGGGACTTCTTGGCGGCTCGCTGCCGTGATGCGGTGCAGTCAGCTCGTAAGCAAAACACCTTTAGAACAAAGCACGTCAATGAGTTTGTCGGTGCCAAGTCTGCTTGGATGAATATGTCCAAGTGGAATCAAGCGCCGGCACGTTTATCTCTTGATGAATTACAGGGCCGTCCGTGTTATATCGGCCTTGATTTGGCAACCAAGATTGACGTGGTGGCTAAGATTATGGTTTTCCCGCCATACGGCGATGACCCAAATTATCATGTGCACGGCAAATACTACATACCAGAAGCCCGGCTTTATGAAGAAGGCGAGGTCAATAGCGAACGCTACCAAGAGTGGGACAAGCTTGGGTTGCTGACCGTGACTGATGGCGAAGTTATCCAGTTTTCGGTTATCGAAGATGATATCCGTGATGATATGGCGACGCACGATGTACAAGAAGTGGCATTTGACCCATGGCAAGCAGCGCAGCTCGCGCAAAACATGGAAAACGATGGTGTGACCATGGTTGAGATACGCCATACGGTGCAGATGATATCAGAGCCAATGAAAGAGATGGAAGCGCTGGTGCTATCAAAGCGCTGGGCGCATGGTGATTGTCCGATTATGACTTGGATGATATCCAACGTGACTGCCACGCTAGATAAAAAAGACAATATCTATCCAAACAAAGAGCGCAGTGAAAACAAGATTGATGGACCAGTTGCCGCAATCATGGCGCTGGCACGTGCGATGGTGCATGACCAAGGCGCTGGTAACTTAAACGACTTCTTAATGGACCCAATAATCGCATGAGTACACTTAATGACATTAACTGGTGGTCGCGCTTTCGCGGTGCTTGGCTTGGCGGTGGTAACAACACCCGCTTAGATAAGGGCGGCACTGCCATACCATTTACAGGTGATAGTACCGCTGGTGGTAATAGTATTACCCCGGATAAGGCGCTTAAGCTCGCAACAGTTTGGGCGTGCGTCCGCTTGCGTAGTGAAACCATCGCGTCTTTGCCGTTTCATCTACGTGATGACAATAAGGACCTCGCAAAAGACCATCCTTTATATCGTATTTTGCATGATCAGCCAAATGCTGACATGACAGCCAGTGAGTTTTGGGAGGCTATGGTTGCCTCACAAGAACTTGATGGCAATGGCTATGCGCTTATTCGTAGAAATGCAGTAAAGGCAGTTTCTGCTTTGGAGCTGCTAGATCCTGAAAGCATGCACGTAAGCCGCAGTACAACAGGTGAAATCAAGTACATGTATAAGAAAGGTACTAAGAACGAGGTTGTCTATAGCGAAGATGAGATATTGCATTTAAAAGGATTCTCGCTGGACGGGTTGGTTGGCTTGTCTGCTATCCGCTACCAGTCCGATGTGATTGGCGGGCAGATTGACGCGAACAATGCCGCTAATTCTGAGTTCAAGAACAATCTAAAGGCTGGTGGTTTTTTAAAGACCGGCGAAAAAATATTGAATACTGAGCAACGCGAGTACTTGCGTAAAAACTTGGCGACATTTGGTGAGCCGCAAAACGCTGGCAAGTGGATGGTGCTGGAAGCGGGCATGGAACCGGCTAGCGCTTCAAATATTCGTATTAGTGCACAAGATGCACAGCTGCTTGAGAATAGGTACTTCGGTATTGAGGAAATATGCCGAACCTTTAAGACACCGCCACAGCTTATCTATCACACAGACAAAGCATCCAGTTGGGCGTCCAGTCTTGAGCAGATGAATTTGGGTTACCTGACCTATGGTTTGCGTCCGACACTGGTACGTATTGAGCAGATGGTATCGCGCAAGTTGCTCACACCTGAAGATCGTAAGAAATACACGCCAAAATTTTCGGTGGAAGGGTTGTTGCGTTCTGACAGCGCAGGCCGTTCTGACTTCTATAGTCAGCTGCTACAAAATGGCGTAATGACACGTAATGAAGTCAGGGCGCTTGAAGACTTACCGGCACACGCTGGCGCTGACCAATTGACCGTACAGCTCAATCTCACACCCATTGAATTGCTAGGAAAAAACAATGAGCAAACTAAAAACGAAAGCGATTAGCTTTGATGTAAAAGCTATCGATGACGAAGGCTTCTTTAGTGGTTATTGCAGCGTCAATGATGTCGAAGATAGCTATGGCGAGGTGGTCAAAAAAGGCGCATTCGCTGACAGTATCAAGGCGTGGTCAGATAAGGGCAAGATGCCGCCAATTCTGTGGCAACACAATCGCAGCGAAGTGATTGGCGTATGGACCAAGCTGACTGAAGATGATCATGGCTTGTATGGCGAAGGTCGCTTGCTGGTCAAAGACGTTGCCCGAGCACGTGAGACTCACGCACTAATGAAGCATGGCGCCATCGATGGTTTGTCTATTGGCTACCGCTTGCAAAAGTGGTCCTACAATGAAGACGACAATGTACTCGAATTATTGGCCATTGACTTAAAAGAGGTCAGCGTCGTGACTTTTCCTGCTAATGAAGAGAGCCGAATTGATAACGTCAAATCTATTTTAGAGAAAGGCGAGATGCCAACTCTACCCGAATTTGAGAAGTTCCTGCGTGATGCTGGTGGCTTCTCCAAATCGCAAGCCACTGCCATAGCTGGGCATGGCTTGCGCTCCTTGATTCAGGGCGAGCCTGATTCAAAACAATCAGCTAACACCGATATGAGCGATGTGCTCACTATCTTAAAAAACGTTAACTTATAGAGGTTATTATGGATCCTGAATTACAAGCAAAAGAGCTCGCCACTGAATTTGCGAAAGCAACTGAAAACGTAAAAGCACTTGGCGCAGAATTAACCGGCAAAATGAGTGCTGGTGAAAAGAGCATTGGCGACCTAAAAGACCAGGTTGATAATGCATTAACTTTAATGAACGAAGCAAAAACCCGTCTTGATGAAGTTGAGCAAAAACAAGCACGCACTGGCTCTGATGAAGTTGAGCATCAAAAATCACTTGGTCAGCAAATGTATGAAAGCGAACAGTTTAAATCGTTTGCTGAAAACCCACGTGCTGGTGGCCGCGCTACTTTGCACATTAAAGACATTACTAGCGCAACAACTGCCGCCGCTGGTTCTGCTGGGGCATTGGTCACGCCAGAGAGAGCGGGATTAATTGCACCACCTAATCAGATGTTGCATATCCGTGATTTGATTGCACCAGGCAAGACAGACAGCAACTCTATTGAGTACCCCAGAGAAACTGGGTTTACCAATAATGCGGGGGCTCAAACTGCTGAAGGCGAGTTGAAAGCCAAGTCAGACTTGCAGTTTGACGATGAAACAGTGGCAGTTCGCACGCTTGCTCATTATATTAAGGCTAGTCGTCAAATTTTAGATGATGCTTCGCAGCTTGAATCATATATCGGTGGTCGCTTGATGTATGGTTTGAAGTTGGTGGAAGATCGCCAGCTGCTCAACGGTGATGGCTTGAACGGTAACCTAAAGGGTATCATCCCGCAAGCTTCTGCGTTTGCTGACCCCGCGGCTATGGCTAACTATACAGTTATGGACCAATTACGCTTGGCAATGCTGCAAGCGGTAATGGCTGAGTATCCTGCAAGTGGCCACGTCCTAAACCCAATTGACTGGGCCATCATGGAGTTATCGAAAGATAACGAAGGTCGCTATATTATTGGTCAGCCACAAGGTACTGCTAATCCAACGCTATGGGGCTTGCCGGTAGTTGCTACTCAAGCCATGGGTGTTGGTAAGTTCTTGACTGGCGCATTCAATATGGGGGCTCAAATATTCGATCGTCAACAGTCATCAATTGTAGTTTCTACCGAAAACGAAGATGATTTTATCCGAAACAAAGTAACTATTCTTTGTGAAGAACGTTTGGCGCTGGCAGTCTATCGTCCAGAAGCATTCGTCACTGGCACGCTATTGGCGAAAACCACGCCTTAGTATTGAATTAACAATGCTTGATAAAGCCCTGCCAAAATTGGTGGGGCTTTTTATTAAGCCAAAGCCAGTTTGTTAAGCTGTTTTTGTCTTACTAAAAGGAGCAGGTCATGGAATATAAAGTCACGAAGCAACATTGGGGTGATCGCCAATATTACGAAGGCGACACGCGTGAAGTTAAGGTCAAGTCAGACGCTGAGCAGTTGATGAAGATGGGTTTGATTGCTGATGCAGATGCGGAAGCTGAAAAGGCCGCCGCTGAAGCACAAGCTAAAGCCGAAAAAGAAAAAGCCGATGCGGAAGCTGAAAAGGCGAAAGCTAAAGAGGCTGAGGTAAAAGAAGCGGTAGATAATACTGATGCTGAAAAAGATGCGCCAAAATCTAAAAACAAGATGGCGAAAGAGCCAGAAAACAAAGCTGAGTAATCATTATGTCTATAGTCAGTATTGAAACCGCTATGCATCATCTGCGCGCTGATGCTGACGATACGGTTGATGTGCAGCACAAGCTGGATGCTGCGCAAGAGATTGCTGAGCAGTTTATAGGCCGTCGCATTTATGCTAACTATCCGGCTGTATTGGTTGCTGCAAACACTGCTTTGGTTGATATGGAAGGCTTGATGGCAGAAAAAGAGACCATCTTGGGTAGTGATATCGATGCCGGTTTAAAAGCTTTGAAGCTTGAGCGGGTGAGCAGCCAATGGCATAACATGCTGCTTGTGGCTAATGGAATCGCAACCAATAAGGCTATCGAAATCGCTATCTTACTGATACTTGGCACGCTCTATGAGCACCGCGAAGATGTGGTGATTGGCCCCAGTATCGTGAGATTGCCACAAGCAGCGGAGCATCGTCTGCAACCGTATCGGATAATGGGGGTGTGATGTGCGTGCTGGCAAGATAAGACATCGTATCACTGTATATAAACAAACTAGCGGTCGCTCACCAACGGGCGCAGTGCTGCCGCCGACTTGGACGGCTTGGATTGTGCTGTGGGCATCATTTGAGGCGCTATCTGTCAAAGATATACTGACAGCGCAAGCAGCGGGGAGTAAAGTGGAGGCGCGCTGTATGCTGCGCTACCGGAATGATATCGATAGCACTATGCAAATATCGCATAATGGTCGGCGCTATGATATCGACGGCGACCCAATGCCAGATAATCGAAGCGGTCGTGAATATATGACGCTGATGCTAAAGAGTGTTTGATTATTTCTAGTTTGTTGCTGTGTTTAGTGGAATAATGTCGTTGCTCGTAATATACTTGTCTATACTTTCAATTAATATGAGCAAGTTATTATGAAAAAAGTCCTAAAATGGATAGGTATAGTTGCAATCGCATTAATCGCCATTGGGTTTATTGGCGCTATGTTAGGTGATGATACTGATGGCGCAACCACTTCTGACGCGAAACCTAGTGACACTACTGCTGTCGAAAGCAATGAAACGGCATTGCCAGTGACTGCGCAGCAATTATTTGACGCTTATGATAGCAATGAGGTAGCTGCTGATAAACAGTACAAAGGGAAGCTACTACAAATCGATGGTAAGGTTGCAAGTATTGATAGTGGTCTTACAGATAGCGCCCAAGTGCAACTAGCTACCAGTAATGACTTTATGAGTGTTACTGCTACTGGTGATGAGGCTTTTGATGATGCGGCTGCTGGCTTGAGTAAAAATCAATCAGTCAGCTTATTGTGTCGTGGTGAAGGCGAGATTATTGGCTCACCAATGGTGGGCGATTGCGTTATTCAATAGTTTTCTATTAAATACTTATCATGAGATATTCACCTAAGCGAAAACTTCCCGCTCAGCAGTTAGACTGGGCGCAAATATGGATAAATCATTTGATTAAGAGTAATCAATGGTCGCTCGTTAAATCGATACCCATTGGTTATTATGTGTATGTGTATTTAGATGATGAATAATTAAAAAGCTCACTTCGGTGGGCTTTTATTTTGAATAAAGTTTGCACCAAAAACACCAAAAGAAACCTCAGTCAGTAATGATTGGGGTTTTTTATTGTTCAAATTTTATATATTGAAGGTGAGCTATGAGCATAGATTTTAGAGTAGAAGGGCTGGATGATCTCGAAAGGCAGTTCGACAGACTCATAGATACCTCCAAAAAAAAGGTCATGCAAAAAGCATTGAACGCAGGTATTGCGCCTATTAAGAAAGAAGCCAAGGCCAATGCGCCAGTAGATAAAGGCGTCCTTAAAAAATCGATACGTTCTAAACAAATGAAATATACAGAGAATCCAGCAGTTGGTATCTACGTGTCTGGCAAAGCGTTCTATTGGTACTTTATAGAAAACGGCACTAGCAAAATGGCAGCCGCTCCGTTTCTTCGACCAGCAGTAGACAGCAAGCATGAGGAAGCTGTAGATAAGTTTAAAGAAAAGTGGAAGGCTGAAATTGATAAGGTAATGATTGGCTAACAAGGATAAGCAATGAAAGCTAGCGAGGTGATATACAGCAACCTAAGTGCGCTGTTTGAAAATAAGGTCTATCCACTGGTCAGACCCGACTCTGAGAAAGGGCTGCCTTATCTGGTCTATACCGTGCTTAATGCCAACGCGACCAATGTCGTCATGGGCTATACCGGTCGCGAGATGGCTTACTTACAGTTAGACGTCTATCACAGCGATTACGACGGCTGTGAGGACAAAACAAACGCTATGCTTGAAATATTGAACAATAACGTCAAGCCGTTTCATTATGATAGCCGCCGATATATGTATGAGGACGATGCCAAGCTTTTTAGACAAAGTATCGAATGCCATATCTGGCAAACCAATTAAACAAACATAGCAACCGCTATTATGCAATCTCAGGCATAAGCCTCGGATATAACGCCCACAAATAAGAGAGTGATAAATATGGCTATTTCAACCGATAAGCTGGTAAACACGCAGTACACCTGGAGTATTGCAACTGATGATGTCCCCACTTTTAACCAAGTGGAATTTTTGAATACGATGGACATGCCTAATCTTCCAAAAACAGTGGTAGATGTAACACCTACTGATGCTACGTCTACAGTGAACGCAGTGGCCAACTTCCGCGAAACATCAGAAATGGCATTCACTTTGTATTACATGCCCACCGACCCACAGCACATGGAGCTAAAAGCCGCTTTTAATAACTCCACGACGCTGAGAAACAAAATTACCTTTGTGGATGCTGCCGGTGAAGGTTTTATCTTTGACGGTATGATCAAAGAGTTTAACTTGGTCGCTGAGCAAAAAGACATGCTGAAAGTCGAAGGTGTATTAGTTATCAGTTCAGAAGTCACGCCAACAGTCTAGTCGGTGATTTTTACGCAATAAGTTTATAGGTGTAGTGGTCCAACCGGCTCTACGCCTTTTTATTTTCCTTTTTTATTATCCCTAACTAATAAGCAGGTAACAAAATGACCAAACAAGTAGCCAAAAAAGTATTGAGCAAAGCGGATTTTATGCAGCTAAAAACCAGCGTGAAATCTGTAGAAATCCCTGAGCTTGGCGAAGTGTATATCAAAGTAATGACGGCGGCTGAGCGTGAAGGCTTGGAGCGTCAAATGCAAAAAGAAGTAGAGAATAACGGCATTCGAGCGACTATCTTCATTTACTCAGTATGTGATGAAAATGGCGTCTTAGAGTTTAACGATGAAGATTTGGAAATGGTCAAGGCGTTCCCGGCAGCTATCGTATCAAAAGTATATGATTTCTCAAGCGATCTAAACGCGCTACAGCCAGAGGCTAAAGAAGAAGCTGCAAAAAACTAATATCCCACCCGCTACGTATATTTAAGTTTCGCCTTGCTGCGCATTTGGGCAAAACGGTCGAGTGGATAGATAACCACATGAGCGCCCGTGAGCTGACTGAGTGGCAAGCTTTTTATTTATATGTAGAACCGTTTGGTGGGAAGTTTTTGGATATGCAGTTTGCCACTTTGCGCAAACAGAATTATGGCGGTGCAGAAAAGCTAGAGCTAGAAGATTTTATGCTGTTTGATTATAGCTTGCAGACTGCCGAGCAAAGAGAGCAAGAGAGAATACGTGACGCCGAGCTAAAAGCGCTGGCACAAGCATCCGCGCTAAAAGACTTTTTTAAATCAAAAGTCAATCAGCAGAACAATCACAATTAATCATAGGGTGGCGATATGGCGTCGGTATTAAGTAGAATCCAAATCATTATGGAGGCAAACACAGCAAGATATAATAATGAGCTCAGGCGAGCACGGGAAAACTCTAGCACCAGTTTTGGGCAAATAGGTAAGAGCGCTAGCAAAGCGGCATTGGTTGTCGGCACGGCATTGGTAGCTATGGGTGCAGCGTCAGTAAAAACGGCTATGTCGTTCGAAACCGCAATGGCAGAAGTTAACAAAACTGCTGATTTTGTGACTGAGGACGGATTAGGAAACCTACGCAAAGAGCTAGAAGATTTATCAAAAGTCATGCCATTAGCTTTTGAGGAGTTGGCGGACATCGCGGCAAGCGGTGGTCAGATGGGTATTGCGGGTGAAAACCTAGCACAATTCACTGAAACTATTGCAAAGATGGGTATTGCTTTTGATATATCGGCAGGTCAAGCCGCTGAATCAATGGGATTTATTGCGTCAGCCTATCAAGTGCCTATTGAAAAATTAGGTGAGGTTGGTGATGCTATCAACCAAGTATCGAATAGCTCAGGCGCTACAGCAGACAAAACCATTGATTTTATGCTACGTACTGGCGCAGCCGCTAATAACATGAATATCGCTGCCGAAGCTACAGCAGCCATGGGCGCTGCAATTATTGATGCAGGCGGCAGCGTAGAGAAAAGCGGTACAGCGGTATCCGGCATGTTGCTAGATATGGCCAATCCTGAATGGCTAAAAGATAATGCCAATCTGTTCAAAGAAATGGGCGTTAGCACTACAGAGTTTGCAAACCTAGTTAAAACTGATGGACTAGCAGCTTTCAATCTATTCCGTGACGGTATCATCTCAACTGATGATCCTATGACCGCGCTACGCGACTCTTTTGGTGCAGCTGCGCCACATGTGCAAAAACTATTTGATGAGACATCAAAATTCGTACCATTACTCGATGCTGTAGGACAAGGTGCAGAAGGAGCAGCAACGCATATCGGTAGTCTTGATAACGAATACCGCATCATGGCGGATACGCAAGAAAACGCCTTTGTGTTGATGCAGAATAGCGCTAGACTCGTTGCTGCATCATTTGGTGAGGCGCTATTGCCTGCAGTCCGTGAAATCACCGATGCCTTAATCCCAATGATTCAAAAGGTTGCAGAGTGGACAAAAGCCAATCCCGAGTTGGTTAAGCAGATATTTATTGTCGGCGGCGCGTTATCAGGCACAGTGCTTGGTCTAAAACTATTGGTTGATGGATTTACTGCCGCAAAAAATACCTTTGACGGCTTGAAGCTAGCATTTGGCGCAGTAAAAGCAGGTTTCGCCCTTCTGACAGGGGGTATAGGCTTGCCTTTGTTGGCTATCGGCGCATTGATAGCAGCAGGGGTTTTGTTATATCAAAACTGGGATTTGGTTAAAGAGAAGGCGTCACAGCTAAACGAATGGATAAAAGAGAAGTTTGGGTCATTACCCGAGCCTTTACAGCAGGCAGGCCGTGATATTGCTGAGATATTCAAGTTTATTTGGAATACGGGCAGAGAGTATTTAACCCTCATGAGTGAGCTTTACTCAGGTACTTTTGAATCATTTAAGACGATAGCGACAGGCGCATTTCAAGTGGTCTGGAGTGTTGTTAAAGTAAGTTTCAGCGGCATTGTGAATACTGTTAGTAGTGCGTTACAAATAGTTGCTACGGTATTTAGCACAGGGTTCGCGCTTGTTAAGAATACAGTTACAACGGTATTAGGTGTCATTAAGGCAGTTATAACGGGAGACTTCAAGGCGATACCAGGCATCATCGGCAATGGCTTAAAAACGGCAGCTAGTATCGTTGGCAATATGATGGGCAATATTTTAAACATCATCAAAAATGCTGGTAAAAAACTATACAGCATTGGTAGAGATTTTATACAAGGCTTTTACAACGGTATTAAATCAATGGCTTCTGGCGTGGCAAGCGCTGCATCTACAATGGTTGGCAACGCTATAGCAGCGGTTAAAAAACGTCAGGATAGTGCGTCACCGTCAAAGGTCACTACTAAGCTAGGTGGCGACTTTGCGCAAGGTATGGCTAACGGTATCAATAAAGGAAGAAAGGCAGTCGTTACTGAAGCGCAAAAGATGGCAGCCGATGCGGTCAAAGCTGTACAAGATGGTGTTGCAAATCTAAAGCGTGAGATTGCATTGTTTGGCGATGACAGCGCGCTAGCGGCGCTTAAATACGATATTAGTGTCGGCAAGTTTGGCGCTGCTGATACCAGCCAATTGATAGCATTAACACAAACCAAGGAGCAGTTAGAATTAACTAAGAAGCTTGCTGATGCCAATAGATCAGTGCAAGACAGTATTGATGGGCTTATCAAGCAGCAAGCCTTGTTTGGTAATAGCAGCTCGCTTGCTGCGCTCATGTACGATATTGAGCACACCGAGAAATACAAAGGCATCAATGAAGAATTGCTTGAAGTGCTTAAAGAGCAAACGCGGGCTTACGAGCAGCTGGGCATGACCGCGAAAGCGACTGACGCTATCAGGGCACGCTTTGCAATACTAGAAAAAGATAGAGAAAAATCTAGCGAAGCACTAAAAGGTATGCTTGGCGGTATCGAGCAAGAAACGCCGTTGGGTAAAATACAATCTGACTACGAACAGCGATTGGGGATAGTGCGCCAATTTGAGCAGCTGCATACCGACGAAGTGCAAAGAGCGTCAGAAGCGAGAATGGCAGTCGAGCAAAGTTACCAAGACGCTAAACGTAATCTCATGCTAACGCAAGGTGAGGCGCTGTTTGGTGATTTGGCAGGTATGGCCAAATCTTTTGCTGGGGAGCAATCAGGTATCTATCGTGCGTTGTTTGCAGTGGAGAAAGGCTTTGCTATTGCGCAGTCTGCAATGGCTATTCAGCAATCAGTTGCTAAAGCAATGGCTGTCGGCTTCCCGCAAAATATACCGATTATTGGGCAAGCAGTTATGCAGGGCGCTGAGATTGTTAGTAATATTAAGTCAATCTCTATGCCAGTTGGTCAAGCGCATGACGGCATCGCAAGCGTACCACGCGAAGGCACATGGGTGCTTGATAAAAATGAGCGCGTAGTAAAAGCTGATGACAACAAAAAGTTAAGCCGCTTTTTGGATAATAGCGAAGGCAGCAAGCCTAATATCAACGTCAACGTAACCGTATCAATGGACGGCAACTCAAGCGTTGAATCAAACAGTGCATACGGCAAACAAGTCGGACAAGGAATAGCAGCGGTTGTCGTCAGTGAAGTCCGTAAGATGATGCGACCAAACGGCGAGATGGACCGTCGTTATGCAAAACGCTAGTTGTCTTACTCACAACAACCAATCAACCAAAAGCCCACTACTCAGTGGGCTTTTTAGTGGGCAATCCTATGATAAAAACATTCAACTGGCAGATGGATATGGGTGCGACTGCTGACAAACAGTATCGCGTCAAAAAAACCCAGTTTGGTGACGGCTACGCGCAGCTGTCATCTACTGGCATTAATAACACAACCAAAAACTGGTCAGGCACTAAGACTGGTGCACTCGATACCGTCATCAAACCTATCGAAGCCTTTATCGATGAGCACGCGGGCGTAAAGCCCTTCTTATGGACCGACCCACACGGCAACACCAAACAATACACTTGCGCAGGGGTATCGATACCGCAGCGCAAAGGCGACTTTTGGCAAATCACGCTCAACTTTGAGCAGTTTATGAGTGTTTAGGAGATAACCATGGCAGTACAAATACCAGACCCAGGCACCGGAAACGGACAAACCGGTGATAACGAATACGTCTTTCGTAAGAAAGTAAAGGATAACTTTAGCGACCAGGCTAATGCAGCAAGTCGATTGCTTGGGTCATCAAGGGGACAAGTGCCTTTAGCTGAAGAAGTATCAGTAGCTATAGGAATACGTCCTAAATTGAAAGTAACCACAGATATAGATAGTTTGAGTGGTGGTATACACAATATAGATACAGGTTCGACAGAAAATTTACTAACATGGGGAGATAGGTATTCACACCTATTCCATTATGAAACCATTGCGGCTGGTTGCGACTTGCAAATAGCGTACCCCACTATCGCCGCATATCCCAAATCGCCGCGCTACAGAATACGACTATCAGGAGTATGGCAACCTTGGAACATCTTTTACAATACAGGTAACACAACAAAAGATAGCAATGGTTTTATCAAAGCCGCAAGCCCCATCGTCAAAGTCTTTGCAGACAAAGCAGAGTTTAATGGCGAAGCGGAAGACCAAAATGTAGCATACAAAAAGAATGGTATCGGCGACTATACAATCACAACGCAAAGCGGTCTATCTACTGACGGATGGTATATCGAGCTACCAAAAGACATGAACGGTAACCCAAAAGTGGCAGTTACATTATCAGAAGTAGATGGCGTGATTAGCCTAAAAAGCTACAAGCGTATCTTTAGCATGGAAACATTCACTTTTGAGCCTGACTTGGATAGTCCGCTAGACATTCCTGACACCCGTTGGATTGATTTGCGTTTAAATGAAATCCCAGTTGAGCCTAGCGAGCCTGAATCGGAGGTCTAAATGCTTTCATCTGACCTACAAAAACTCAGCGTCATGGGACTTGTGACGCTGTATGAACTTGATGCTACCAAACTTGGTGCTGGCGTCATGCGGTGGCATGGGCATATGTCACATGAGGACTGGGAGTTTATCTACCGCTATACAGATAAATCACGCTATACCGATATGACGCGGCACACTGACCCAACCGGCACCAAAGACATTATTCGCCGCGATATCATCTGGGCGGGTCAAGAATATAAGCCAGTCGCGATCCAATCTGACGGATTAGAGGTGCGCGGCGATGGTCGTCCGTCTATGCCGACACTCGTCATTGCTAATCAGATAGACAATACGCCAGGCGCAATTACCCTCTTGTGCGCGTACCATAATGATTTTGTCGGCGCTACGCTAAAAGTCACTCATGTACTCGCTAAATACTTAGACGCCGCTAACTTTACTGCGGGCAATCCTACTGCCAATCCTAGCGAGTCAACATCGCAGTACTGGTACGTTGAGCAAAAAACCGAAGAAAACGAGCAGACTGTCACGTTTGAATTAGCTAGCCCCTTATCAGCTCAGCGTAAAAAGATACCAACCCGCAATATCACGCCATACTGTACTTGGGCAGTACGTGGTCAGTATCGCGGCGAGTCATGCCGATACATGGGCGCGGCTATGTTTACAGAAGACGGAACGCCTACCGATAATCCAGCTTTAGATAAATGCGGTGGCAGGATTGGCGATTGTAAAAAACGCTTTGGCGAAAACGAACCGCTCAACTTTGGCGGCTTTGTTAGCTCTCAACTACGGAGTCGATGATGTATATTTTAAAAGACGCTAAAGAAGATATGCTTGACCATGCGGCTGCTTGTTATCCCAATGAGGCGTGCGGCTATATCATTGATCGCAAATACGTGCCTTGTACCAATGTGCATGACAATCCCGATAAGCAGTTTAAAATTGGCTATAAAGACGTGCTGCGCTGCGAGCAACTGGGCAAAATTGAAGCTGTCGTACACTCACACCCCGACGGCAGCAGCAAACCCACGACTTTTGATTTAATGCAAATGAGTATGGGAGATGTGCCTTGGGTGATTGTCGCTTATCCTGAGATTGATATCAAAGTACACGCACCTAAAGCATATAAAGCCCCACTAATTAACCGTGAGTATATCCACGGCGTACTCGACTGCTATAGCATCGTGCGTGATTACTATGCGCGTGAGCTTGACATCCAGCTTGATAACTTTGAGCGGTTAGACAGATGGTGGGAGGATGCCGCCAACGCGGATTTATATGTCGATAACTTTGCCTCACAAGGCTTTGTCCAAGTCGATAATTTGCAGCGTCATGACGTGATTCTGTGCCGCGTGCAACCAACCGCCCATGTCAATCACGCGCTTATCTATCTTGGTAATGATGGTCAACTAACCTCTGAGCAATCAGAAACTGTTATCGGTGACCATTTGGTTTTACATCATCCGTACCGCCGCCGCTCCCGCCGTGAGATTTACGGCAATATTTGGCAAGAGCGCAGCGCTATTATTGTGCGGCATAAGGCGATATTATAATTGATAAAAACAAATAAGGATTGCCCATGGCAAATATAGACAATGCACATGTTAAAAACGCTACTGTGGGCGCTACACGACGTGTTTGTGGGTTAGCGTGGGTTAGCGGATTATCAATTGGCTACCCGTTTGCAGAGTTTGCGCGTACAGATGGTGCGCAATACTCAGTTGATCGCAACGATGAGAGTGACGACTGGGTGGCTATTGTCTTAGATAAAAATTACGACAATCACCGCCGCCAATACTTTGAATCTAAAAACGCCGCCAAGGCGTATTGTGAACAAGTGAAAATAGAGCGCGGTGAGTAACCAATCACTCTACAATACACAGATATCCGCCCCATAGGGCGGTTTTTTTATGGGCGATCATTATGTTAAGACGCATTGAGCTACACGGCATACTCGCTGACAAATTTGGCAAATCATTTGAGCTAGATGTCATGTCACCACGTGAGGCGTGCACCGCGCTAAGCTATCAAATCGACGGCTTTAAGCAATTTATGGCAACCGCCCATGAGAGCGGATTATTTTTTGCGGTCTTTAATGATGATGAAAACATCGGTGCCAATGAGATTGAGCACAATACAGGCGCGTCAATTATCCGCATTGTGCCTGAGATTGTCGGCGCTGGCGGTAGTGTTGGCGGCTTTTTACAAGTGATTGCTGGGGCTGCATTGGTCGGACTATCGTTTGTACCAGGACTACAAGCATTTGCTCCGGCACTTATCGGCGCTGGTGTCGGTCTTATGCTAGGCGGTGCGGCAAGTTTACTAATGCCAACGCCCAATATCGAGCCGCAAGACGAAGCCGGAAATAAGGCAAGCTATGCGTTTGGTGGCGCGGTGACGACAGTTGCGCAAGGTAATGTTGTGCCGCTTGCGCTAGGCAGGGGTTTACTTGGCGGTTTTATTATCAGCGTATCGATAGTCAATGAGGACACGTAGTTATGAGCGATGTGATAACCAAAGAAATAACAGGCGCCAAAGCTGGTCAACAGCAGCCAAGCCGTCCGTCAATCGCTGATGACACTATCGCGTCTATCAGTCGTTTAAAAATGATTATCGGCTTATCCGAGGGCGAAGTTAAAGGTCTTGCCAATGGCGCCAAAAGCATCATGCTAGAGGGCACGCCATTAGAAGATGAAAACGGCAATCGTAACTTTGAGGGCGTTGAATGGGAAATACGCCACGGTACGGTTGACCAAACTTATATTGCCGGTATGCCAAATGCATCAAGCGAGATTGGCGTCGGTGTCACCGTGCGTAGTGATACGCCGTGGATTCGCAGTATTAACGACACTCAGTTATCTAGTATCAATGTCAATATCTCATTTCCAATGCTCAAAAAAGTCACTGACAAGGGCGATGTTGTCGGTGTTACGGTTAACTATGCGATTGACGTACAGACAGACGGTGGCGGCTATGTGCCTGTCGTCACTAAGTCACTGACAGCAAAAACAAGCGGTCGCTATCAGCGTACTCACAATGTCGTTCTGCCAGAGGCGCAATCTAACTGGCAAATCCGCGTCCGTAAAATTACAACCGATGGCGACAATGAGACGCTATTTAATACGATGCAGATTGATAGCATCGCTGAGATCATTGATGGTAAATTTAACTACCCACATACCGCGCATCTATATCTCTCGCTTGATGCGCGTACCTTTAACAATATCCCTAAAATATCGGTCGATATGTTGGGCGTTTATGTGCAAGTGCCGGTTAATTATGACACTGAGACTCGAACCAGTACTGGTATTTGGAACGGTCAGTTTAAGCTTGGCTATACCACCAATCCGGCTTGGCATTTTTACAACTTAATCACTAATGATCGCTACGGCCTTGGTGATAAGTTGCAGCCGTTTATGATTGATAAATGGGCGCTTGAGCACATCGCCCGTATCTGTGATGAACCAGTCGATGACGGCAAAGGCGGATTAGAGCCACGCTTTGAGTGCAATCTGTATCTGCAAAAAGCAGAGGACGCATATCAAGTCTTGCAGCATATCGCCGGTATCTTCCGCGGCATGTCGTTTTGGAATGGCTCAAAGATATTTGTCGATGCTGATACGCCGCGTGATTGTGAGTATGTGATTACGCGCGCAAACGTCATCGGTGGTCACTTTAGTAAGACAGGTAGCGCCGCCAGTGACAGGCACACGATTGCTCAAGTCGCTTGGTCAAACCCTGCAAATAGCTATGAAACCGAATATGCGATGGTCCGCAATGAACGTGCGATCGCACAGCAAGGCATCAATGTCTTAGATTTATCGGCAGTTGGTTGCACAAGTGAGGGTCAAGCATACCGCATGGGTTTGGCTGCACTCTTAGCTGAGCAAAACCGCACGCAAACGGTTAGCTTTGCCATGGGGCTTGATGGCTCATTGCCCACTGTGGGCAGTCGTATCGATATACCGGACATGATGTTTACGGGTGCCAACAACGGCGGTCGTATCTCGTCTGTTAATGCCAATCGCACGGTTATCACCGTCGATAGAGACAATGTACCGGCAACCGCTGGCGATAAGCTCATTGTTAATTTAGAGTCCGGCAAAGCGCAAACTCGCGTTATCACAGCTATCAATGGCCGCGCCATTACCGTTGCCTTAGCGTTTGACCCAGTGGCTCCCGAAAACGTCTGGTCTGTGATTAGTGATGAGCTGCCAACGATGCCGTTTATTGTGATGTCAGTGACCAGCGCTGAAGACGGGACACAATATAACTATACGGCGCTACAGTACGACCCAACCATGTACGCGCAGATTGATAATGGCACGATCATTGAGCAGCGCCCACCGGTACCTAGCAATAATCCTTATGTTATCGAAGCGCCCGATGCGGTCACGCTTGGTAGTCGTCATCGTGTGGCACAAGGCATCACGGTTACGACGCTAGAAATAACCTGGTCACAAGTCAAAGATGCGGTTGCTTACGATGTCGAATGGCGTAAAGATGATGGCGACTGGATTAAGCTGCCACGCACGGGCAATATCTCAGCAGAGATTGACGGTGTTTACAGTGGTAATTATCTGGCACGTGTCCGTGCGGTATCGGCGTTTGATGCCATCTCAAAACCAACCACATCAATACTGACAGCAATCACGGGTAAAGCGGGCGCACCGCCAAAGCTTGCGTCACTAAAAGCAACTGGTTTGCTGTTTGGTATGCAGCTTGACTGGATCTTTGCACCAGGCAGCGGGGACACTGCTTATACCGAGATACAAGTCGCGTCTGCACCTGATGTCAATGTTGCCCCGCTTGGCCAATTTGCTTTTAATACCGACACGCATACGGTAAATGGTCTACAAGGTGGATTAACCCAGCATTATCGTGGTCGTATCGTCGATAAATTGGGCAATACCAGTGATTGGACGGCGTGGATTAGTGGTACGACGGATAACAGCGCTGACAAAGTATTGGACTTAATTCAAGGTCAGATTAACAAAGGTAGTCTTAACGATATTTTAACGTCTGAAATCGAAGATATTAAAATCAATAAAGACGCTATTAGTAAGGAGACAAACGACCGCATACAAGCAATTATTGATGCTAATAAGCGCATTACTGACGAAGCAGAAGATAGAGTTGAGGCTCTGCGTCTTGCAGCGTTACGTACTGACGGCCTACAAAACTTTGCTGATGATTTAGCAAATGACGTTGATACGGTCACGTTAGCTCAAGACCAAACTGCCAATGGTCTCGCCGTCGTAAAAGAAAGAGCAGATGCCTTTGAGATCGAGAATGGATTGCAGGCTCAACGGCTTACTTATCTATCATCGGAGATAGATTCTGGCTATACCGATGCAACCAAGTACACTGATAAATCACGCGGCACGGTTTGGACATTTGCAAAAGCGGTGGCACATGCTGACTACGTTAATGCTCAGTCAATCCAAGGTCTATCTGCTGACTATCAAAATTCATCAGCAAGATTTACTGAAGAAATCAATCTGCTCACAACCAAAAACGAAGCAGTAGCAACCAAAACAACCAACTTATCGGCGCAGATGGTCGGCGGCTATGACGGTAATGATTTAACAAAACTGAACTCAGGATTGTTATTTGAGGAAAGCAAAGCCCGTGCTACTGACGTTGAGGGACTGGCGGAGCAAATTAGCTTATTGTCAGCTGGTGTCGGCGAGCAGTTCGATAGCTTTGAGATATGGCATTTTAACAAGGATAAAGACGGTTGGACGGGTGGTACTTACAATAGCGGTGGCTGGTTAAATGTACGTGCTGAAACTATCACAAGCCCCACCATTACTGATTTAGATGGTGCAGTTTACAAGCACATTAAATTGCGTATTAAAAAAGTCGGAACGCCTACATGGCAGGGATTACTAAGTTATACAGGTGGTAGTAAAACCATCACTGAACCAAGCTATGATGCTGACGGCGTCGCGCTTGTGAACTGGCAGCTTGAATGGTCAGGCGATATAACATCGTTTAACTTAAAACTTGCAAGTGCAGGTGACAATCTCAACTACTACAGTATCGACTGGATAGCGGTCGGCAGACCGTCACCGGGAGCTAGTAACGCGTCTTTATTGCGTGAGTCTAAAGTACGAGCTAGTGAAACCAGTGCCAATGCCAATGACTTGATTGATTTGCGCTCTAAAATTGAAGGAGGGAATGGCGTACCGATTGAATCCTCTATCACTAAAAAGTTAGAAACGACGGCAAATTTAGCAAGCACAACCGCCGACGAAGTCAGCACGTTAAAATCAACTTACGATGATGATATGTATGGCTACGAAGGCACTGTACAGACAACCGCTAGAACATTAGCGAGTGCTACCCAAGCCGAGGCTGAACGGCTTGATTTGCTATCTGCAAACGTGCTGCCAAGTTATACCGATGCAACCAAGTACACCGATGCCAAACGCTCGACACAGTGGACTTATGCAAAAACGGTAGCAGCGGATAACTATGCCGCCAATCAACGTATCACCAACCTGCAATCAGACTTTGACAATAGTACATCTAACATCAATAAAGAGTTATTCACTCTAACTGAAAAAGACAAGTCGATAGCCGCAGATATAACGCAGCTATACGCTGAAACAGGCGAAAACTATGGCTTGATTCAAGAGGTTAGTATCGCAATATCTAAGCCTGGCACTGGTTTGGCCGCTAAAGTTACTGAGTTGCAATCATCAGCAAAAAGCAACTCAGATGCAGCCGCAGCAGCTCAAGATGCGGCTAATGATGCGGCTAAGGCAGCAGGCAACAAAGGCGAGGTCATCTATAGTACAACAGAGCCAAGTGCTGACAAGCAAAAGACGCAAAATTTATGGATTGATGCATCAGGAGGTAAAAATACACCTAAACGTTGGGCAGGCGCTCAGTGGTTGTCTGTTACTGACAAGGCGGCAACCGATGCTCAGAAAGCAGCAGACGCAGCAAATCAGAAGTTAGAGCCGGCGAATCTCGCCTCTTTAGTTGAAGGTAGTGGTGCATTTAGTGATGAGTTTGGATCAATATCAGGACAGTTTGCAAACTTTGAAGCTGTGGTTGAGGGTCAAAAAACAGCAATGGAGGTTATATCAGGCATTGGCAATGCTGAGAAGTTAAAAAATGAGATTGCAAAAGCTCGCTTAGATAAGAATGTCACTAATCTAAACGCGCAATCGACTGCTTTAACCAATCAGATAAACAGCTATACCGCCAAAATTGCTGAGCTGACAACTAAGCGTAACGCGCCTAAGCCACCTGATATGACGCAAGAGCGTTACCTTGCTCTAAAAGCTGAGTATCAAAAACAGATTGACGACATAACAGCAGCCAAGTCTGACTTAACGGCTCAAAAATCAGTTATTGCTGACCAAGTGGCGCAGTTAGCCGCTGAGAAAAAGGTACTTGATGACTTTAAGGAAGTTGAGGACGGCGTAAGGGCACAGCATGCGATCAAGATCGACAATGCAGGCAAAATTGTCGGCTTTGGTCTTGTGCTGCAAAAAGATGGGTTTAGTGCGTTTGATGTTCGCGCTGATAGATTTAGCATATCAGCACCATCTGACAAGCCTAACGACGTAAACGGGACAAGCCCATTTATGGTGCTGACCAATCAACAGACCATTGACGGCGTAACCGTACCGGCAGGGGTTTATGCTCGTAACTTTTATGCGCCTCGTGCGTCTATTGATACGATACAAATCGCAGATGCGGCTATTGAAGAGGCGCAGATTGACGACTTGGCGGTTACAAGGGGTAAGATTAAAGACCTCGCTGTCGATACGTTGCAAATCGAAAATAATGCGGTAACTGTTCCTCTGTCTAAATATATAGATGGTGTCACCTCGGGGTCTTTTAATAACAACCAAAACCCCGCCTTCCCAAGAGGGGGTAATTTTATAAAAATAACCCAAGAGGTGACCAGTTTATTTATGGATTCTAAGGGTGCGCCAGTGTTAATCAACCTACTTGCATCATCGGTCACTTTTAACGGGACTAACCCGTATAATACCGAGGGTATAAAAATGGAGTACGTTTTTTACAAAGACAACCTGCCATTACGAAGGGCTGGTAAGGTAATTTATGGAACTGACCGATGGACTTTAGACAGACCGACTATCGCGTCTTTGATTGACACACCTAGTAATAATGGCAGCACCTACCGATTGGTCGTAGAAGCTTATGTCGGTGGCGGACTAGAGGGTAGGTATAATTGGGCATTTTCCGATATTTCTCTTACCTTGTTAGGGGTTAAAAAATGACTTGCTTTTATGTGTACGAAAAAAATACGTGTAAATTTAGATACGAAATATCGGGCGTTATCGACCAAGCGTTGATGAATATAAG